CCTGATGCCCTGCGGGGTTTTTTCTTGCTTGTAATCCACATAAAACTCATATATAGTCGATTTTCTAACTAACAATGGAGATACATTATGAATCATCAAGAAGCTTTAACTCGAGCCTTGGCACTAGCTATAACTGCCCCAGACAACCGCATCGACCAGGCGGATAAACTTGTTCAAGACTTAGCCATACTTTGCACTTCGGCTGAGATTGAAAAAGCAAAGGGGAATGTACATGACTATCTATGATGATGACGAAGTTATATACGACACGCTACAAAATCGAGACGACGAGGATCAAGCGTATCTGGAAAAGAAAGAATCGGATCTGCATAAAGATCGCGATGCAGTAACCCGCATTCTTAAAGACAATATCCACGCGACAGCCGACCTGGTCGATGAATTGGTTAAACATATGCATTTAGTTCGACGTGGCATGGATTAAGAAAAACCACTATATAGCTGTGGTCAGAACTTTATTTTTTATTTTTTTTTTAAAAAAAGGGCGTAACCGACGTAACCGTGTAACCTTTGGGCTGAGAAGCACGGCCCAAGGGGCTTTGCGCGGTTACGGCAAGGTTACAGAAGCCACGCCTTTCCTTAATCTCTAAATTCCGTTAATGGCCTTATATTATTTTTTTTATTTTTTTTTATTCTAGCCCTATATAACAGTATAGACTTTTTCAAAAGATCCACATAAACTTCCGGCATGGAACTAGATTTGGAAAAGAAAAAACAAGGCCGTCCTAAAGGCTCCGGACGAATCGGCGTCAATCGCCTTCTGACCCGAAAACAAGAACTGTTTGTTAAGGAACTTGTGAGTAAGGATGGTCAGATCACCAAGCGTCAAGCGGCGATCAATGCTGGCTATCCAGAGGGTTCAGCACACACTCGAGCCTATGACTTAACTAATCCCAAAAAAACCCCTCACGTATGTGCGGCAATTCGTCGATATCGACAAGAACTCGACGAAAAATACGGTATAGATTTTAAACGCCATGTACGCGACTTAAAACTCATTCGTGACGAAGCTCTGGCTGCTGGAGCTTTTTCGGCTGCGACGCAGTGCGAAATAGCAAGGGGTCGTGCTCATGGCGATATATATGTTACCAAATCCGAAGTCAGGCATGGTTCAATCGACCAGATGGATCGCGATCAGGTTATGAAAGCTTTGAAGGAAATTCAAGAGCAAAATGGAAATTCCATGGGAATTGTCATCGACGTCACTCCCGAAGAAAAAGGTGATAAAGGAAAGCAAGCTTTGGCAACAAGTTAAAGCATCTCTTTCCGAACATAAACCGAAATGGACACAAACTCGCATCGAGACTTGGTCAGTGCCAGGCGTTCCGGATGTAATGCTTTGTGACGCCAACGGTAACTTTCACTTAGTTGAGCTTAAAGTGGTCACCGGATATGCCGTCAAGCTTAGTCCGCATCAAGTTAGTTTCGCTCAAAATCATGCTCACGCTAGTGTCTGGCTTCTTGCGTGGAAGGATGAAGAATACTACCTGTATAAGGCAGCGGAGATTGTTAATGTTGCTGAAAAAGGGTTGAAGCATATTCCGTTTATTCGCACAAAAGATTTATTTTGGATATTGCACTTGATTTCTCCACATTAAATATATAGAGTTATATGTGTACGACAACATAAACTTAAATTAAGGAGCTATACAAATGCCAAAAGTTATATTTGATTTTCCAGGACGAAAAGTAACGGAAGTGGATCTTGCGGATCTAAAAGAAGAAAAGGATCTCAAAGCTTGCATTAAGCAGATCCCTTTGAAAGCCGATGCGGATGAAGGCATTGATACACCGGAGGCTAGATAATGTATTACATTAGCCCCGCTGAAACGAATCCGTCTATTTCGAGGATTGTTAAAAGGCTGAAAGATTTTAAGGGAGAAGAAGGTAAAGACTATCATGTGCGTAAAAAAGCCAAGATAGATTATCTAGATTCAATTCCTCATTATACGTTCAAAGCGGGTAAGCTAACTCGATGTCCTCAAAAAACGTACTCAATCTTTAGATTGTTTGGGTGATAAAATGTTTTTTTTAATGTATGCGAAAGAAAAGCAGTTAACGGAAGAAAAGAAAAGAAAAGCGATGGAAAACTTGAAGAAGCAGATTCGCGAAAGAGAACAACAAAAGGAGAAACAAAAAAAGGGGCGTTAAGCCCCTTTTTTATGATCCCGTTTATGCATTATTTGTTTTTGAAGTCTTTGTAAAAGGCCCGTTATATGGTCCAACTCAACCTCGATTGCAACCGTTCCAATTCTTGTATTTTTGATTTCTGAAAGATCTTCTTCTAAGTCTTGCTGTGCAGCATACAAAACAACGGCTAAACGCTCCAAGTCGTCCTCACTAAATTTCATCGAAAGCCTCAATCTCCAAGTATTGACCGGAGGAAGGATAAACATAATATCCCTCTGTTTTGCCTACAAGTACTCCCACTTCCGGTCGAGATCTTAACCAAAGAGCTACAGCCTTTTTGTGCTCTTGTTCTTTTTCAGCGGATAAAAAAGCTATCCGATTATCCTCTTCAACTTTTAAATTTAATCTACTCATCATTTGCTCCTGCAAAATTTATATCGCAAGCTGTTTGACAATCCATACATAGCCACCCGTCTAAATGCAAATACTCTGCACCCGCTTGTCGATCTGCTGATATACGGTTGATGTAATTACCACTTCCAAACGCTACTGATTGAAAACACTCAACACAATATTCACCAATATTAATTGATTTACTCATTACGTGCTCCCAATCATTGAAAAAGCAATAGTCGCGCTTGCTACTGCAAACCCGAGAATAAAACTTACTAAAATAAACTCCCAAGCTAGAGCGGAGTTTTCCGCGCAGCGTTCGCGTTTTCTTATCTCTTCTTTTGTGTAAAGAATGTCTTCTTCTGTGTGCAATTGCATTACTCGCCATTTATCCATTGTTATCACCTCATCAAAGTATTTACTGTTAGAGCTTGTATTGTACACATAAATGTCACATAATCAAACTTCACTAGGAGCTATTATTATGTTGAAAATATCAAAAATGACCGGAAAGCTAGAAGGTATACCGGCTTTAAACACTAATACTTTAACCAATGCTTTTTGCAAAAAGGCCAGCGCAAATCAGCATCCTAAGTCTATTTGCGGACAATGTTACTCGGTATCGATGCTTAAAACATACAGATCTAATTGTGCTGAAGCTTGGCAAAAGAATAGTGATATTCTTAGTCATTCGATAATGCCGGACCATTTGTTGCCGTCAGTAAATGCGCATTCTTTTAGATTTGATGGACATGGGGAATTAATAAACTTAACGCACTATTTCAATTTAGTGCGCATTTGTAAAAAAAATCCTAATTGTACTTTTGCGCTATGGACCAAACGACGCGACATAATCAAACGGGCCGAACGCTCGGTTGATCCAAACGCCGTTCGACCGCCAAATATGATTTTGATTTACAGCAATCCGAGAATAGACGCTATTCTTGAGAACCCGCCGTCGCCGTTTGATAAAGTGTTTAACAACACGAGCACGTTTACTGAACGCGACAATTGTTCTGGTAAAAAATGCCTTGAGTGTATGCAATGTTATAAAAAAGACTCAGGGGTAAATGTAATAGTTGAAGAAGTAAAATAGGAGCTTATATGGATTATCAATACGCAAAATTAGGAACAAACAAAGGCCGTCGAAGATTATGGTTTGAGGGCGAGATTTTAAACAAATCGGGATTTGCGCCAAATACGCCTTATCGACGAGTTAACAATCCGGACGGAAAACAAATCTCTTTGTTTAAGCTTGACGAAGGCGATTATGTTTCGACAGATAGACGAGTGACTAAATCAATGAGGGGCGACAAGCCCAGACCAATCATTGATCTTTGTGACAAATCCATTGAAACGATCTTAGGTGATGTGGAAAGAGTAAGAGTTCAATTATCCTATGGTCTTATTGTCATTTCGGCCCATCCAGAAGATCAAGCTAAGAGTGATAGAGAATCGCGTTTTACCGATAACAAAAACAAAGGACAAATTACTCACGCATCTCTGTTTACTGGTGGCGGTATTTCAACCGACGCTATTCACTCCGCACTAAATGAAGAAGGTTTAATTGAAACTGGTTGTACTTGGGTTTGTGAAGCAGATTTAAAATATATCAACGAAGCACAACAAAATTGTTTTGCAATTGATGATGAGACGGTAATTCTAAATGGCCTTGTAGAAGAAATAGAAACTCAATTATTCACACAAGTGGACGTTTTATCTCTATCAATGGAATGCGCCGGTTTCAGCAAAGCGGGAAAAGTTAAGCATAAGATGAGCCCAGAAGAGCATTCCGGAACAGCTTTGTTTGGTGTAATGAATGCCATTAAATCAAGCAATCCCGCTGTCATTATTTCCGAGAATGTGGTCGAAGCGATGAACAGCCCAATGTACGTGTTGCTGACTTCTGAACTAAAACGATTAGGCTATAAAGTATTTGAGACAGAACTATCGAATAAACAAACTGGATCTGTAGAGAGAAGACGCCGGTATTGGTTAACAGCGATCAGTGAAAACTTAGCACCGGATGACATTTCGCTCTCGGATGTTGCGCCAAATTTAATCCCGTTGAAGCACTATCTAGACAGTGTTCCGGAAGCAATGTGGGCGGACAATCAATATTTAAAAGATAAACAAATACGAGACGCAGCAGCCGGAAAAGGTTTTGCCAATCGTCAACTATTAACCGGCGAAGAAATAGAAGTCGGAACAATCGGTCGTCACTATGCGAAGCGCAGATCAACCGAGCCCTTTATGGTTAGAGCGGATAAGAAAGAAAGACTTTTTACTCCAGAAGAGCACGCTAAATTGAAGTCTATTCCGCAACGATTAGTTCCGAAAACCGGAATGACAATCGCGCATCAAATTTTAGGACAATCGGTAGACTATCTTCAGCCTTACAAATTAATGCAATGTGTGATTAATCGTATAAAGCCGGTTTTGATCAGTTAAACTAGCCCCCCATGGTCGGGGGGCCTTGGGCCCTAATCCTATGGCCTTGAACCAAGAACTGTGGTTCAAGGTTTGTGGTGATTTGCACATATGCAAAGAAAATGTGTATAATGACCATTCAACCAAAGGAGCTAAAACGATGACAATAACCAGAGAGCAGATAGAGCAAAATTTTGAAACCAATCCCGCCGTTAGCGGGGGGATTGTTCACAAGATCGGGGGACACGAACCGGCGTCGTATGGAAATTTAGAAAGTTCCGTGATTTTAGTGGAACGCAATCATGACCACAGCCCGTTTGTAACATGGGTTGTAACCAAGCAGCACGGCAGCGGCGAGGTAAATTTTGTGTGGGGAAATTATCTGGATAATTTCGAGACGGCGGAACGTAATTTTGCGGCAAGGGTCAAGGAGGCGCAGCGATGAGTGAAATGACTGAGACGTTAGAAGAATTTGTCACTCTCATTGTCAGGGCGATGGTATTGGACTATGACTCGAATGGTCACGATGAGAATCACCCGTTTTTTCCGGCGGGGTGGGCGACGATGGAATGGGTAAAAGATTACACTCAAGAGTATACCGACCGTCAGATTGAACGATTAGATGAGGAATACAATTTTGATGACATACCCGACGGCGATGACTTTGTGACCAAAGAAAAATTTGATTCGATTACGAATCATATAAACGAGCGTTTGGATCAGATCAAATGGGATAGCGAACCCCGTTTATCGTATGACGAGGAAACTGCAAAGTCTGTTCACCGGCTCGAGGCTCGGGATTTCAATATTTCGCAACGGTTAGATCAGATCGAAAACGCCTTGAACCACATCACACGGGCGGGGGTTCATTTGAATAAAGTAGAATAGCCAGGGGGATTTTCGGATAAGCCCGCCACATGGCGGGTTTTTTTTGTTTCGTGTGCCACTTGGCCCGCCCCTTGCCGTGCAAAATATCAAAGCATATTGCAAGGGGCGGGCCTTGAGTCTATATGCCTTTTATGTGTATAATGGCTTTTCAACCAAAGGAGCTATAACGATGGATATACAAAACTTAACTATGAAGGACGTAATCGGAATGCCGATACCACCAAAGAAGGACAGCAGCCGACTGCAATTAGAAGCTAATGTGAAAGATATCTACAAGTGGTTACAGTCGGACTGTCGATTTGGTTTTGGGGAATATGAAGATGTGGGCGATTGGTTAGCCCGTGCTACATATGATCAAAACTTTTTGCTTAATTCACAAGGCGAAATGCTCGAAGTGCATTTAATGGTGGCGGGCGGCGGGCCCACTATTTGGGTAGAGTTTAACTCAGCCGATGGGTTCAAGGTCATTGGAACATGGGGCTTGGATCGTGTAACCCAATACGGACATGATAACCTCGGGGTGTTTGATTACTTTTTGCACGTCGCCCCACCGGCATTTGGCGGGGGGGCGTAGACTATGACTGATTACCTCAAGCACCCAGAGTTATTGAGAGCGGTAGATTCTTCCGAAATCGGTGAATTACTCAGAGAGATTATGCTTAAAGCATTCACCAATTCCAAAGGAAAGTTAACCACGGTTCTAGCCATTTGGTCACGGGATTGTGACCAATGCGAGGGAACGGATGTGTATGAGTATCATCACAAGCCCAATGCAGATGGGCTTGACCCGTGTAGAGTAGTGCTCAATAGAGTTTTGGAGCGGGTGGATTCTGCTTATTACAATGCGGAAGGCCCCGTCAATCATTACATTATGAGTGAAATAGCTTTCGAGGAATATCAGCAGGACGGACGTGAAACACGCGACCGGATTCTCGAAGCCTACGAAGAAGGAAATGGGAATGCTGTGATCATATAGCCGACCGGCTGCGCACCCAAAAGCCCACCGCTTGGTGGGCTTTTTTGTGGGCGACTGTAAATAATTTGCGTGCGCCTAGCATGACAGGCCGTGCCTGTCAACCCTTGACGCCCCCCACCCAAGGGACCTTCCAAGGTCCCTGGTCCAGGTATCCTGGAGGGTGGGGGGCGTCAGGAGTCCCTGAATAGAGGCTAGATAGAATCATGGGAAGATAGGTAGGTACGTTTTGAGAGAACAGTAGGGGATTTCCCTCGGGAGAGCACAAGGTGTATGTTTTTAACTAACAATTGTGTAAAAAAATGTTATGATACACCCAAATGTCATATAACGAACTAACAAATGAAGTATCCGATCAGGCTCTGAGGCTCCAGCTTCGGTTAGCCCAGCTTGATCGTATGGAAGCCTGTAGCAATAATTTCTTACCCTTTGTCAAAGCCATGTGGCCTGAGTTTATAACCGGTAAACATCATAAAATTATTGCAGAAAAGCTGGAGCGTGTAGCCAGTGGCGATTTAAAGCGTTTAATAATCAATATGCCGCCTCGACATACCAAGAGTGAGTTTGCCAGTTACTTGTTTCCTGCATGGATGATCGGGAAAAACCCAAACATGAAGATAATCCAAGCCACACACACCACGGAACTTGCGGTGGGCTTTGGACGTAAGGTGAAGAATCTCTTGGAGCGTGACGACTATATGGATTTATTTCCCGAGTCTAAGCTATCTGCTGATTCAAAAGCCTCTGGGCGGTGGGATACGGCGCGTGGGGGTATGTATTATGCGGTGGGTGTTGGGTCTAACTTAGCGGGTCGTGGTGGTGATTTAATTATTATTGATGATCCTCATTCTGAGCAGACGGCAATGTCGAACCATGGTTTTGATGACGCATGGGATTGGTACACGGGGGGCCCCCGCCAGCGTTTACAGCCTGGAGGTTCGATAGTTTTGGTAATGACGCGTTGGTCAGACAAGGATCTGACGGGACAGTTGATGCGCTCACAGGCTAAAGAGGATAGGGCGGACCAGTGGGAGGTTGTGGAGTTACCTGCGATCATGCCTAGTGGGCGGTCGTGTTGGCCGGAGTATTGGCCTTTGAAAGATTTGAAGGCGGTACAGGCGTCTATTCCTGTTAGCAAGTGGAATGCGCAGTATCAGCAGAATCCGACGGGTGATGAGACGTCTATTTTGAAGCGGGAGTGGTGGAACCTTTGGGAAAAGGACGCGGTTCCGTCGTTGGAGTATGTTATTCAGAGCTATGATACGGCGTTCAGTAAGAAGGAGACGGCGGACTACAGTGCGATTACTACGTGGGGAGTTTTCTATCCTAATGAGTCAGGGGCCCCTAATTTAATACTTTTGGATTCGGTGAAGGGGCGATGGGATTTTCCGGAGTTGAAGGAGAAGGCGTATGAGTTATATCGCTTCTGGGACCCCGAAACAGTAATTATTGAGGCAAAAGCGACAGGGACCCCTTTGACGCATGAATTAAGGAACATGGGAATTCCTGTGGTAAACTTTACGCCTTCTAGGGGTAATGATAAAGTATCGCGTGTACACAGTGTAGCTCCGTTATTTGAAAGCGGTATGATCTGGGCTCCAGATCAGCTATGGGCCGAGGAGCTAATAGAAGAGTGTGCAGCCTTTCCAAATGGGGAGTATGACGACTTGGTAGATAGCACGACACAAGCGTTGATGCGGTATCGGCAGGGCAACTTTGTTCAGTTGCCGTCGGATGATTGGGATACTCCAGAACCTTCACAAATACAGTATTACGGGTAGATTATGGCGGATTTTTTAACGCGAGAAGAAGTGCTGGCCCAGCTAAGTTCAATTACCAAGCAGATTGATTCGGGCATAGGTGTGATTGAGGGGGCAAGTAAGACGGCGGCAAAAGAAGATGCCTATGCTAAGTTTATTAAGGACAATCAAAGCAGGTTAAGGCTTTCGGACGTCGGTGATTTTTTAACCATGACGCCTACAGAGATTGCCGCGCAGTATGTCACTGATTACACGAACCAAGGCGCAGCGGACTTTGACGCCATTGATTTTGTAGGAGTTATAGGGGCCCCGCCAAAGGTAGAGGGCGTCGGTGATTTCAAGGACATCGGGGATGCGTTTGACAGCATCATGGATCGGTACGAGCAGCCGGTAGACCCTATGGTAGCTTCTAGCTTTAATTTAGCGGACTATCAGCCTGGAGGGGCTCAAGACTTTCAAGCCCCAAATGCAGCGCAAGATTTTAGAAATTTAAACCCAAGTTCCTATGGCACGGTTGATGATCTTATTGCCCAAGGTAAGATTGCGTCGGGCTTGTTTGATCCGATGTCGTTTCAGCAAAGGAACATAACGCGTGGGACCCCTGTAGTGTCTCGAGGCTTAGATTCTTTGGGATTGCCTACTACAGCGATCACGATGGGACAGAGCACGGCCCAAGGGTCAGGACCGGACATTGGCGAATTAACAACTTATGCGCAGTTCCCGTCTACAGGGATGGGGATCAATGCGGATGGCACGGGCACTACGACGGTAGGCACGCAGGACACCACAGGCAACATTGTGGCGACAGGGGCCGATAACCTGACGATGTTTGACACCCCGACGGTTAGCCAAGTTGACCCTAACGTAATGAACATAGGCACAGGGGTGGGCGGCACCAATACTGCTGGCACGGTAAACACCTCGGTCATGCCGATAGGTTTACCTAAGTTTCAACCTGGAGACCCTGACCCTGCGGCAGATACCG